CTCCAGAGGATAGGTCTTTACTTTTTTATTCTAGAAAAGTTAACAATAAAAAAGAATGGGCTTCCTTATTTAACATAGGTACAACAGTTAATGAACGTGGTTCTAGGAGACAGAAGAGAAGAACTGAGTTCAACAGGAAAGATTTTAGAGTAGCTTATCAGGCTAATACAGCACAGGTATATAAAACTACAGCTAGCCAGTGTCCAATATGTAAGGGGTTTGGAAAGACTTCTAGAGCTAAAAAGGACGGGACGTATACTGAAGCGAGGTATATCTGTAAACGGTGCGAAGGTTTAGGAATTATTTATACTAATAATTTAGATGTAGCTGGTTTTTCTGTAAAACCTATAACGGCTCTCGATTGTACAGCACATGGTTTTAAAACAGATTCTACAACTTTACAGAATAGTTTAACATCTGATATAAGTGAACCAGCAAAAGAGTTCATAAGAGCATACTGCGAATACTCATCTATAAAAACTTATCTTAGAACTTTTGTGGAAGGTATAGAAAAGGCTCTTACTAAAAAGGAATTTATACACCCTAACTTTATGCAATGTGTAACAGCTACAGGCAGGTTATCTTCTCGAAGCCCTAACTTTCAAAATATGCCTAGAGCTAACACATTTCCCGTTAGAAAAACTATAGTATCAAGGTGGGAGAATGGATTTATACTGGAGGGCGATTATAAGCAGCTTGAGTTTCGTGTGGCTGGTTTTCTTGCTGAAGATAGCACCGTATACAAAGAAGTTGAAGAGGGGTTTGATGTTCATAGTTTTACGGCTGAAATGATGGGCGTGAGTAGGCAGGAAGCTAAAGCTCACACCTTTAAGCCTTTGTATGGGGGAGTCTCTGGTACTGATAAGCAGAAAGAATACTATCGTGCTTTTAAAAATAAATACACAGGAATTACACACTGGCATGAATTGTTAGCTGAAGAAGCTATATCAAGAAAAAGAATCACCCTACCCTCTGGAAGAGAATATTTATTTCCAAACGTAAGGAGAACTAGGTGGGGAGGGGTGACTTCTGGGACTTCAGTTAAAAATTATCCTGTGCAGGGGTTTGCTACGGCTGACCTGTTGCCAATAGCATTGGTTCATACGAACAGGCTTTTAGCAAAAAGAAAGATGAAGTCTGTGATTTGTAATACGGTGCATGATAGCATAGTTTTAGATGTATGTCAAGAAGAAAAGGATTTAGCTGTTGACATCCTTAGTAAAGGTATGTTATCATTATTTGATGAATGTAAAAAACGCTATAATATTATCTACTCAATGCCAATTGGTATAGAATTAAAGATTGGAAAAAATTGGCTTGACTTAGAGCCTATTCTAGAGCTAGAATGGACAACTACAAATTCGGAGGACTATTCATATGAACGAACTGATAACTCTCCAGAACCAAGATTTCTCTGATATTATTCAGGGGGGTTCTGAGAAAGACTTACAAAAACTATTAGGAAGTGAGGAGACTACTACATCTGAATCTGGTTTAGCACGAATATCTATTAATTATGCTACTGAAGATGACGATGATAACTCTCTTCCTAGGGGTTTCTACAAACTGTATGACCCTGCAAGTAGACTGACTGTATATGCAAAGGATGCAAAGTTACGTCCTTTTGTTCGTACTTTCATGTATAACGTGTGGGATAATGAGGAAAGCCAGTTTAGTTGTCGTACAGTACAGTGCAAGAGTATGGGCGATGCTTTTTATGACACAAGCGGTGGTGAAAAGTGTGGTCGTTTAACAAAGCAGGAGATAGAAGGATTAGCTAATGATTCTCCTGTACTAATCCAGCAGAAAAGTATCAAGTGTACACAAGTTATATATGGACTTGCTACTATTGCAGGACAGACTGCTACCAAAGAGGATAAGACTTTAGAGAATGTTCCTGCTGTTTGGTACGTTAAAGGAGCTAGTTTTATTCCTGTAGCAGATTGGTTCAAGGCTATCGACAAAGAGAAAAAGTTATATGCTACTGTTGTTGGTAAGCTTGAATCCGTGAAGCAAAAAAGAGGCGGTAATCAGTTCTGGATTTCCAAAGTTACAGGTGTTGACAAGAAAGATTTTACCAAGAAAGACAGAGGACTTTTAGAAACTTTCGTTGGTGAGATTGTAAAGCACAACGCTGATATTATGGTAAAACATAAAGAAGCTAAAAAGGCTTTGGATGGTGAAGGGGCTGAACTGCTTGAGACTCTCGATGCTTCGGTTGCCTGATGGATATAACCCTTGATTTAGTCAAGGATTATCTGCAAAGAATTAGTCGGGGAGAAGCGAAAATCTCTCCGACTATTTTGCGTGAGTTTAAAAATTCGTGTGCAGATGCCTTGGAAAAACAATTCACTAGGCAAGAGTGGCGTTTACGGATGTCTGGTGTTGGTAAACCTTTGTGCCAGCAACAGCTTGGTAAAGAAGGTATAGAAGAAGAATTAGACTACTCTACAATTATGAGATTTATATTTGGTGATTTGGTAGAGGCTATAGCTATTGCTATTCTAAAAGGATCTGGTGTAGAAGTATCAGATCAACAAAAAAGAGTATCCACAGAAATTGCAGGTAAAACTATCTCTGGTTCTATGGACTTAAAGATAAAAGGACTCGACGGAACTAAAAGAATATGGGATGTAAAATCTGCTAGCCCCTATTCATTTGATAAAAAATTTGGACAGCTAGGGGGTTACGCTTCTTTAAAGAAGGATGATCCCTTTGGTTACATAGCACAGGGAATGATGTACGAACATGCTGATGGGGATAAGTTTGGTGGTTGGATAGCTATCAATAAATCTAACGGTGAGTGGGCTGTCTGTGCAGTACCAGAAGACACAGAAGAAGAAAAAATAGAAGTCATAGATTCTGTTACTAGAAAAGTTTCTATGCTCGATGATACAAATACTAAGTTTAGAAAATTTCCAGATCATTTAGAATATCATAAAACTTCAGACGGTGAGATTGCTACTGGCAACAGACTGATGAACCCTACTTGTTCTATGTGTGGGTATAAAAAGCATTGTTGGCCTGACTCTGTTCTGCATAAGAAAGTAGCTGGCAGTAACTACAGAAAAGGGTTTGTATGGTACACTAAATTAATAAAGAGGGAACTAGACTAATGCCTGTCATAGCTCTGGTTGATATTTCAAGAAGAGATGTTCTTGTTAATCAGACCACTATGTTTGTAGTACCTGCTACTGATAAAGGAATTTTTAATTTTATCAAAGCATCTAATGTTGTAGGTCTACGGGTTAAGGCTGCTCCATCTCAAGAAAAAGAAGCCTACTGGACTGACTATACTTATGACATTAATTTGCAGAAAATAAATGAGGATATTAAATTCATAGAACAACACCTGAGTATAAATGGGGTTGTTGTTCTGTATGAAATAGATATTTTTAGTGAGATTACTAACTTAGAAAGGTACGCTCCTAAAACACTGGATTACCTGTTTAAATCTGTGCAGAATTTAAAAGATAGGTACTCTCCGAAAGGATTTTATAATGATAAAAAAGAAGCACCGATTTAGAAGTGGGTTTGAGCTAGACTTTGCTAGATATTTAAATAAAAATAATATCGAGTATGAGTATGAAAAGGATAAGATAGAATTTATTGTAGATCCAAAAACGTACTGTCCTGATTTTTATTTAAAAGACTACGGATTCTATATAGAAACAAAAGGAAGGTTAACCACACCAGACAGAGTTAAACATCTGTATATAAAAAAACAACACCCTGATATAGATATTAGATTTGTATTTATAAATTCCAAGAAAAAACTTTACAAAGGAAGTCTTACAACGTATGCTAAGTGGTGTGATCGTCACTCTTTTTTGTACGCTGATAGGGTGATACCGAAGGATTGGTTAGATGGAGTATAGTGAAAAAGAGTTAAAAAAAAGAATGTCAGCAGAGTATGAACATTCTTTACCTAATAGAGTATATTTTATATTTGACCAGTTCGATGATGGCAATGTTAATGTTAGAATTTTGGATACTACTAAAGACGATGAAGAGTCAGAGCAGCTTCATGTAATGTGTGCAGGGTTGCAACATATTTTATTTGAAGAAACTTCCTATGTTGTTGACACTGGTCATGCTATTCTTTTGGAAGAATTATATGAACAGGAAGTTGCAAAGGAGCAGGAAGAAGAAGAGAAAAAAAATAAGATGAGAAAAGCTCTTAAAAAGAAGGGTGATAATATTGTCCTCTTTGATAAGAAAAAATTGAATTGATGGTAGATAAAGTTAATAACCCCCCTCACTATAATTTCAGTTCTATAGAAACTATAGATATTATTAAAAATAGTATGGATAGTTCTATGTTTCATGGCTATTTGGTAGGTAATATTTTGAAATATGTAGTTAGACATAAGTACAAGGGGGAAGAATTAAACGATTTAAAAAAAGCTAGGTGGTATCTTACTCGACTGATAGATGAAAAATCACCCAATCCTGATATGTCAGGAAATGTTACAAAAATGAAAGGATAGAATAGTGGAAAAACAGTATTTAATTACAGTAAAACAGGTCAATACACTTTTAGCTTATTTACAGAATAAACCCTTCAAAGAGTCAGCTACTCTTATAAGTATTCTGAGTGAAGTAGCTAAGACTGAACATGAACCTGTAACTACAAAGGCTAAAAAATGATCTCTGACTACCAAAGATTTATTCATACTTCTAGATACGCTAGATGGAATGATGAGTTACAACGCAGGGAAACTTGGGAAGAAACTGTAACTAGGCTTGTTGATTATTATGAATATCATTTAAAAGAGTATGTTGGGTACGCACTAAAGCAAGAGGATAAAAATCTTCTGTATAAGTCTATAGTTTCAATGTCTGTTATGCCCTCTATGAGAGCTATGATGACAGCAGGAGCAGCTTTAGAAAGAAATAACATAGCTGGTTATAACTGTTCTTATGTAGCTGTGGACAGCCCAAGAGCTTTTGATGATATTTTATATATACTTATGCATGGAACAGGCGTAGGCTTTTCTGTAGAGAGAAATTCTATAGGGCAATTACCTAAAGTAGCTGAAGAATTTCAAAATACAGATACTACAGTGATCGTAAGAGATAGTAAGGAAGGATGGCACTCAGCTTACAAAGAGTTGATTAACCTTTTGTACGCAGGACAGATACCCAAGTGGGACATGAGTAATATCAGACCAGCAGGAGCTAAACTTAAAACTTTTGGAGGAAGGGCTTCGGGGCCAGAACCTCTGGAAGATCTATTTAATTTTACAGTTAACAAGTTTAAAAGTTCTGCTGGAAGAAAACTTAACTCTTTAGAATGTCACGATATAGTCTGTAAGATAGCAGAGGTTGTAGTAGTAGGAGGAGTTCGTAGATCTGCACTGTTATCCCTATCTAACTTAACAGATGCTAGAATGAGATCCGCAAAAGGAGGAAACTGGTACGACTTTGAACCTCAACGTGCTCTATCTAACAACTCTGTCTGCTATACAGAAAAGCCAGATGTAGGAATTTTTATGAGGGAATGGCTTTCCTTATATGAATCCAAGTCAGGAGAACGTGGGATCTTTAACCGTGTAGCTGCCCAGAAACAGGCTGATAAATATGGTAGGAGAGATTCTAACTATGATTTTGGTACGAACCCTTGTTCTGAGATAATTCTTAGAAGCAAACAGTTCTGTAATCTCACTGAAGTAGTTGTACGAAAAGAGGATGATAAACAGTCCTTAATGAATAAAGTAAAGGTTGCTACTATTTTAGGTACTATACAAAGTACTTTTACAAATATAAAAAATATAAGTAAAATATGGACTAACAATACAGAAGAAGAAAGGCTTTTAGGAGTCAGTTTAACAGGGATAATGGATAATGAATTAACTTGTGGACTGACCTCTAAGTCTAGATTGGAGAGTTTACTAAATGATCTTAGAGTATGTGCTGTACAGACCAATAAGGTATGGGCAAATAATTTTAGTATTAACACTTCTACTGCTATTACTTGTGTCAAGCCTAGTGGTACTGTTAGTCAGTTGGTCGATAGTGCAAGTGGCATACACACTAGGCACTCCCCTTACTATACTAGGACGGTTAGGGCAGACAAAAAAGACCCGTTGACTCAGTTTCTTATAGAGCAAAAAGTTACACATGAAGATTGTGTTATGCAGCCTAAAGATATAACTATATTTTCATTTCCTATTAAATCTCCAGAAGGTGCTGTTACAAGAAATGATCTAACTGCAACTGAGCATTTAGATTTGTGGAGAGTTTACCAAAGTAGCTGGTGTGAGCATAAACCTTCTATAACTATTTCTGTTAAAGAAGATGAGTGGATGCAGGTAGGTTCTTATGTATGGGATAACTTTGATGAAATGTGTGGGGTTAGTTTCCTGCCCTTTACAGACCATGTGTACAGACAAGCCCCTTATCAGGATCTAGAGCAGAGTGAATATAATGCAGCTATGGCTAAAATGCCTGAGAATATAGATTGGAGTAAATTATCAGAATTTGAAAGTGAGGATAGAACTACCTCTAGTCAAGAATTTGCTTGTACAGCAGAGGCTTGTGAAATAGTAGACATAGGGGATACTGCAGGAACGTGAGTGATGACCTTTATAAAATTAAAGTAAAGTTAGAATCACGAAGGATGGGTAGACATTCCCATTCGGTTAATTCTACAAGTAGTCCTTTTGAACCTTACAGTGATAGATACTGGTGGTGGCTCGAAGGATGGGACGAGGCTGAGAGTGAAAAACAAGCAAAACGAAGCAACTCTGCTAGAACTAAAATTTATCCTGAATAGTTCTGGGCAGGTTGTAGTAGAGAAGTCTACAATCAGTCCTCAAGTATTCAGAGAGGTATTTGATAAAAAAATACCAGAGTATCCTAACACGGTTGTGCTGCATAATTTTATAAGAAGAGTTAATAATTTAGCGGAGCAGATGATTGAGGATTCACAAATATTTTAAAAAGTTTGTAGAGGATACTTTACAAGGCGTTTTCTTACCTTGGCATAACCCCCTTATGTTAATTTTAATAGTTGCACTCTTGACTGTACTCATATGTGCAATAGGACAGAGTGTACGTTGATAGACTTGTGGTGCAAAGTAGGTGTTAGTAAGATACATGGCGTAGGGATAATAGCTCTGAGTGATATTCCCAGAGGAACTGTAGTAACTAGCATACCAGAAGAATATAAAAATACACAAACTATAAAGTACCCTGTAGAATC